TTGCCATGGTCTGCGAGAGGTTGGCGCCGTTTTGAGCTGGAAGGACTCGAAGGGACGGTGGCACGGAGTGCCCGCCTACCTCGGCGGCGGTTCAGGCCGAGAGCGAGTCTCGACCTGCGACAAGTGGAAGAAGAAGGCAGCGCAGCGCCACGAAGAGCTGCGCCGCCTGGCCCGCGAACAGGCACGGGACAGGAAGACCTCGAAGTGACCACAGCAACGTGGGAGGCCCGCACCTGCGCGGGCTCGGGTGCATGCCCGCCATCTGCGGCCGTGGGGGCCGCGAGACCACAGAAGTTCCCCATCGCCAGCGAGGGCCGTCACCTCGCCGATCACCTCGGAGGCGCATCCAGGCCAGGGAGCGCGAACACGGCAGCCCGCGTAGCCACCGAGAGACCCGCAAACCACCGGGTCGTGGTCGTATAGCCGGCAAGTACCAAGGGAACCACTCGGCCGAAAAACTGGTGACGCGCGAGCGTCCTCCCGACCGAGCCCACGGATCGACCCAGCGCCAACCAGCGACCGCAGACCCCAGACCAGGGGAGAGGCTGCCGATCTAACCAGGGCCTGGAGTTCGCGAACATTTGTTCGGCAATCCCGAAATAGTCAAGGACGCTTGACGAACGTGGTACACGGATTGTGTGGGCAACGCCGGTGCCACGGCATGAGCGAGAACGAGGCACAGACGCGTGCGGCCGGTGGCCGATGGAAGCCCGGCGTGTCGGGAAACCCCGGCGGACGCTCTCTCGAGCAACGGCTGTTGCAGAACGAGATCGAGCGCATTCACGCCGGCCCGCTGGCGCTCGGTGCGCTGGAGCGGCTCCGGCGCATCGGCATGGGCGAAATCAAGTTCGGCCGGTTCGCTGCCGAGGACCGCGTCCAGGTGCTCGCCCTTACCGCCTACCTCGACCGCGTGGGCATCACGCCCCGCAAGCCGAAGGAGGACGAGGGCGCGAACCTCGGCGACCTTTCGGCCGAGGAGATGCTTGAGATGGCGGCCGAGCTCGCGCGGCGGGCCGCCGAGCAGAAGGCGAAGGTGTCGTGATGGACCGCCACGCCATCGAGGCAGCGGTCGAGATGGCCAACGAAGGGCTCGGGCACGACGCGCTGGTGGAAATCGTTGCGCATGCGCACGAGCGCCTGCGGTATGTGCCGAACGGGTTCGTGGTGGCGACGGACGATGGGCCTGTCACTGTCACGAACGAACCAGGCGGGTGGCGCGTCTCGTGAGCAAGTCGCTCTCGCCGGCGATGCAGCGCCTGCGCAAGGAGCTGCTCCGCGACTTCCCGGACATCGAGACTGGGCCAGGAGAGGACGGGCTGCTCAAGACGGACAAGCGGTGGCAGGAAGGGCACGAGGTCGCCGACGAGGCGCAGGAGGAGTACTACCGGCGTGCCGGGGTCTTCCTTCACGAACATTTGTTCGCTAATGCCCGGGAGCGGTCCATCTGGGAGCACCACGCGAACGGCGTCCCGATGCGGGAGATCGCGAAGCGCTGCCGCACCTACGTGCGCCTCGTCCACGCGACCGTGAACCGCCTGCGCGACATCATGCTGGCCAGGCCCACGAGCAAGATGGGCCGCCCGCGCGTGCCAGGGGGGCGGTCGAGCGCGAGCGCGTGGCTCCTGGCGGTGCGGCTGACCGACTACGAGACCGAGGGGCTGCACTGGCTCGCGGGCGAGCTGAAGGTGCCAGCTCGCGAGGTTGCGCGCATTGCCATTCGACTTCTGGTTAACCAGAAGTCAGGGAACAAGCGTGCCGCTGCGTGAGCGAGAACCCGACCGTCAGTGTGCGCCCGGCGACCACGGCTGACCTGCCGTTCATCCGCAACAGCTGGCTGCGCAGCTACCACGACGGCCAGGTTGCGCGGCACGTCCCGAACGACGTCTACTTCGCCAACGCGGGCCACTGGGGCGTCGTCGATCGGTGCCTGCGCACGGGCGCGACGGCGGTGGCCTCGCCACCGGGTGACGACGGGACGATCGTCGGCTGGGCGTGCGGGCTCGGCGGCGTCCTGCACTACGTCTACGTGAAGGCGCCGTTCCGGCGGCTGGGCATCGCGAAGGCGCTGCTCGCCTGCTTTCCAGGGCTCTCGGCCTGCACCCACTGGATGCCGGTCGTCAAGGAGTGGGCCGACCGAGGTCACCCGCTCGTGTTCAACCCCTACCTGCTGGAGAAGACATGAAGGTCACCCAAGTAAAGTTCCGCGACGCCGTGCTGGTGCCGGGTCGCAACCCGTCGACGGACCTGTCGGCGAAGTCGTCCGACTCGCTGTCCATCGAGTACGGCGCCAACCTGCTGCGCCTGGCCTACGACAACGGCCAGGAGGTGCGGGCGGTGGTCGTCCCAGCGGCGAACATCGCCTACATGCAGCTGGCGCCCGAGCCGAAGGCGAAGCCGTGAGCTTCGACGCGGAGGCGCAGGCACGCGTGAAGTGGCACCAGGACCACCATGACCATGCTGGCTACAACGCGAGCGCCGGCGTCTGCTTGACCTGCGCCGACACCTCGAAGGACTCGCCATTCCAAATCGGCGAGCGCTGGTACTCCTACGACAACGGGCACTCGTGGACTCGCCAGCAGGTCGCCATGGCGACGTCAGAGCTAGCGATGACCGTGGTCAAGGTCGACCGCACGCGCGGAGAGATCACCCTCTCGTCGAGGTGACGTGCGCCTGGCGCTCGAACAGCTCCGGGCCGAGCTGCGCCGGGCGAAGTTCACGCCCGAGGCGCTGTGCGGGCGCAACCCGCCACAGCTTGCCTTCGTGAAGTCGCGGGCGCGCCGGCTGCTCGCCCGGTGCTCGCGGCGCGCCGGGAAGACCACCGGCATCGACGACCGGATGCTGACCATCGCCATGGAGCCGCCGTACGCGCCCCAGCTCTACGTGACGCTGACCCGCCTCAACGCGAAGCAGATCGTGTGGGGCGACCTGCTGCGCGCAAACCACGAGCACGGCCTGGGGGGCGAGCCGAATCACTCCGAGCTCATCCTGAAGATGCCACGGGGGGCCGACATCGTCCTCGCGGGCGCCAACAACGAACGCGAGATCGCGAAGATTCGCGGCAAGAAGTTCAAGGGCGCGAACGTCGACGAGCTGCAGAGCATCCCCGACCGCATCGCCGTCCCGCTCATCGACGACGTCATCGGCCCGGCGCTGCTCGACTACGGCGGCTACCTGGCTCTGACCGGCACCCCGGGCCCGATCCTGGGCGGCCTGTTCTACGACGCCGACGAGGGCAAGCGTAAGGGGGAGTTCGAGCACCACCGCTGGACGCTTCGAGACAACGTCTACTTGCCTGCGGTTGTCGCCGGCCGGACGGCCGACGAAATCCTGCAGGAGGTGCTCGCAGAGCACGGGTGGGACGCGAACAACCCGACGTTCCGCCGAGAGTACCTGGGCGAATGGGTGCGCGACGACGACGCCCTGGCGCTGCACTACGACCCGATCCGGAACGCCTGCTCGGCCGAGGCCACGCGGCGCCCAGGCTGGGTCTACGTCGTCGCCTTCGACATCGGCTTCGAGGACGCGGACGCCATCGCCGTGCTGGGCTGGGCCCCGGGCGAGCGCAAGCTGCGCCTGGTTCGCGAGATCGTCGTGCGCCGGCAAGGCATCTCCGAGCTGGGCGACCAGCTCAAGCACGTGGTCGACACCTACCATCCGATGAAGGTCGTCGGCGACCTGGGCGCCCTCGGGAAGAAGATCGCCGAGGAGCTGCGCCGGAGGTGGGGCATGAACATCGAGCCAGCCGACAAGCTGCGCAAGGCCGAGCACCTCATCCTGCTTGACGACGGGCTGCGGACGGGCGCGTTCCTGGCGCCGCCTGACAGCCAGTTCGCCGAGGACTGCGCCCACATGCAGTGGGATCCGGACGCCAAAGCCAAGGGCAAGCTCGAGCTGGCGGCCTCGTATCACAGCGACATCGGGGACGCCGTCCTCTACGGCTATCGGGTCGCCTACCACTGGGCCGAGAAGGCACCCGCCCCGCCGCTGCCCACGCCCGAGCGCGAGCTGAAGCGGATGGACGACTTCTGGGAGCGGGAGGCGCGGGCCATCGAGCAGGCAAGGTCCCGCGAGTGGTGGGACGACGCCGGGGACGGCGGATAGCGAACATTTGTTCGGGAACCGGCGTGCTGGTTCATGAGCAAGCAAGCCACGGAATCGAAGCCGAGCACGGCGCCGGTGCGCCCCACGATTGGACGTATCCTCCATTACCGCTACCGCGCCGAGGACGGCTGCGAAGAGAGCGTGGTCGGCGAGTACCGGCCGGCCCAGGTCGTACGGGTATGGAAGGACGAGTTCGGAGCTGGCATCGACGGCTACAACCTGCTGGTCGCCGTCGATGGAAAGAACGACTTCCCGCACGGCCTGCCCCACGGCGGACACACGCAGCTCTGGGTGACGAGCGTGCGGATGGGTGACGGCAACGGCGAGTGCTGCTGGCCGCCGCCCGCGTGAACGGCCGTGCCGTGGTGTGACCACGGCCGACCTGACCGAGTTGCTGCGCACCATGCGCGCCGAAGGCGTTGCGAGGTTCACCCTCCATCCCGACGGCACTCCCGCTGAGGTCGTCCTTGGTCCGCTTCCCGTCGTGGCGATGCCGACCGCGACCAAGCCCCAGGCCGAGAGCGACGAAGACCTGCTCTTTGCCCACGAGGCGGCCTGATGGAGCCGCGCGCGAGCGCCCTGTCGGGGAGCGGATCCGAGGTCGCCGGCCCGACCGGAACGCGCTGGTGGAAGGAGACCGCCGACGACAAGCTGGCGGGCGCGCTGGTGGCGACCGCCAAGCAGATCGAGGCCAGCCAGCAGCAGCGAGCCCGCGAGCGGCAATGGCTCCTGCAGGCCCGGCTCTACGCCAACGCCCCGGTTTCATCGCTGTACCGCATGGGCGTTCGCCAGGTGTCGCTCGGCTCGAAGCGGTCCGACGAGGCCCCCACGAACCGCATCAACTACAACGTCGTGCAGAGCTGCGTCGACACCGCCGCGGCCAAGATCTCGAAGAACAAGACGCGGGCGATGTTCCTCACCGCGGGCGGCGACTACGACGAGCAGGAGCGCGCCAAGGGGCTGACCAAGTATTGCGACGGCTGGGCCCACCTGGTCGGCCTCTACGAGCTCGGCCAGCAGGTCTTCCTCGACTGCGGCTGGGCTGACTCCGGGATCGCCTACATCTACGAGGACGCGGACGCTGGCCAGGTCATGGCCGAGCGCGTGCTCCCGCACGAAATCCTCGTCGACGACACCGACGCCCTGTACGGCGAGCCGCGCAGCATCTACCGGCGCAAGTACGTCCCCAAGGACGTGCTCATCGAGCTGCTGGCCAAGGGCGACGGCAAGGAGGCGCAGCGCGTGCGCGCCTGCATCGCGCGGTGCAACCCGGCCGACCCGCTCACCCTGAACGGCGCCCCCACCGACGTCATCGCCGTCTATGAGGGCTGGCACCTGCGCAGCGGCAAGAAGGCCCTCGACGGCAGGCACGCCATCGCCTGCGACGGCGGCCTGCTGTCCGTCGAGGGCTGGGACTTCGACTGGCTGCCCTTCGAGAAGATGTCCTGGGGCCTGCGCCCGGTGGGCTGGTGGGGCCAGGCGCTCGCCGAGCAGCTTATCGGCATCCAGATCGAGATCGGGCGCCTGCTGCGGACCATCCAGCGCGCGCAGCATCTGTGCAGCGTCCCCCGCATCCTCGTGGAGCTCGGCTCCGAGGTCGTCGAGACGCACATCAACAACGAGGTCGGCGCCCTCGTGAAGTACCGGGGCACCAAGCCCGAGCTGTGGGTGGCGCCGGGCGTGCCGAAGGACCTGTTCGAACAGCTCGACCGCCTGGTGGAGAAGGCCTACGAGCTGACCGGCATCTCCCAGATGGCGGCGAACAGCAAGAAGCCCGAGGGGGTGGACGCCGCCATCGCGCTCCGGGAGCTGCACGACATCGAGAGCGAGCGGTTCGTCATCGTCGCCCAGCGCTTCGAGAAGTTCTACCTGGGATGCTTCGAAAAGGCGATCGCTCTCAGCCGTCGCATGTACGAGAAGAACCCGGACCTGCGGGTGAAGGCGCCTGGCACCAAGCTCATCGAGCAGATTGCCTGGAAGGACGTGAACCTCGCCGAGGACGCGTACGTGATGCAGGACTACCCGACGTCCATCCTGCCGACCACGCCAAGCGCCAAGCTGCAGACCGTGCAGGAGCTGTACGGCTCGCAGCTCCTCACCGACCAGTCCCCCGCGGCCGTCTGGGCCCGCTCGCTGCTCGACTTCCCCGACCTGGAAAGCTACCTCTCGCTCGAGCAAGCCGGCCTCAACGACGTGCAGCGGCTCATCGCCGGCATCACCCAGCGCGGCGAGTACGAGCCCCCCGACGAGTACATCAGCCGCGACATGGCGATCGCGCTCGGCCACAACGCGCTCTTGAAGGCCCGCCACGACAAGCTGCCCGAGCAGCGGATCGAGCTGCTGCGCCGGTTCATTCAGGAGGCGATGGACCTGCCGCCGGCGCCCGCCGCCCCGTCGCTGATGCCCGGAGCGCCCGCGGCGCCTGGTCCGATAGCTCCCCAGCCGTTGCCGCCGCAGGCGGGCCCGCAGATCCCCGCCGTCCCGTCGGCGGTCCCTGGCATGCCCGCGCCTCCCGTCGCCTGATACCGAACAAATATTCGGGAACGGTGGTGCTCTCGCATGAGCACCCAAGCGAGCACCGTCTCAGGTCCTGGCGCCCAGGCGGCGCCCGCGCCCAGCGCGCACTCGTCTCCGTCCGTCCCGGCTCCCGCTGCGACGCCGGCCGCCACCCCTGCGCCCGCTGCGGCAGGAACGCCCCCCGCCGGTGCGGCGCCTGCTGCTCCTGCGGCACCTGCCGCGCCTGCTGCTGGCGCACCTCCCGCCGCCGGCCAGCAGCCCGACCTGTCGCGCGGGTTCGCGTCGCTCGCCCGCGAGGAGCAGCGCATCCGCACCGAGCGCGACGCCCTGAAGGCCGAGAAGGCCCAGATCGGGACCCTCGTCCAGCAGCTACAGGGCGCCCGCGCCAACCCGCGCGAGGCGATGAAGCTGCTCGGCTACACCGAGGAGCAGATCCTCGAAGCGCTGGCGAATCCAGCAGGCACGCCCGCGGCCCCCGCTGGTGGTGCAGCGCCGCCCGAGGTGGCCGCCGTCGTCCAGCGCGTCGAGAGGGTCGAGCAGACGATCCAGCAGCGCCAACAGGCCGAGGCCGAGGCGCGCGCGCAGCAGGTCATCGACAATTTCAGGGCCGGTGTCACGCGAGAGATCGCGGAGGCCGGCGACAAGTACGCCCTCATCGCGGCGTACGGCGCGGCAAGCGAAGTCACCGCGCGCATCGAGCGACGACTGACCGAGTCCGGCGGCGCTGACCGGCCCACCGTGGCCGAGGTCGCCGACGAGCTCGAGAAAGAGCTGGAGGCCAAGGCGAGGAAGGCCTTCGAACTGCCGCGATTCAAGACCCAGGGAAGCGAGAACCCGTCCGGACCCCCGAGCGAGCAGCGGTCCAGTCCCACGCTCACCAACCGCGGCACCACCGCGTCGTCGGCCAATCCGATGCCGCCGCTGCCGCTCGACCCCGATGCGCGCACCGCGGAGTTGCTTCGTCGGCGCGGCCTCGCGCGGTCCTGACCGGAGGTCTGACCCATGGCGTTCGATCTGACTACCCTCGCGGACGACCTGAAGAACCGGTTCACGCCGGACTTCATCGAATCGATGGTCTACCCGCGAAAGCCGCTGTTCGCGGCTCTCAAGAAGATGAAGGAAATGGTGGGCGACAAGTGGTTGCAGCCCATCGTGTTCGACGACCTGCAGGCGACGAGCGCCGATCTGCCGACGGCGCAGACGCAGAGCGCCTCCGCGGGTCCGGGGCTCGACCGCTTCGAGGTCACGCGCGTGAAGAAGTACAGCTTCGCGCGGGTCGACAACGAGACGATCTTTGCCACGAAGGGCGACCAGGGCGCGTTCTTCCAGGCCATGAGCAAGGCCATCGACCAGTCGATGTCCGCCCAGGGCCGGCGCCTCAACTGGGAGCTCTACAAAGAGGGCTGGGGCGACGTCGGCCAGGTCGCGAACAGCGGCTTCGCCACGGCGACGCTCACGCTCACCAACCCGAGCGACGTCGTGCGCTTCAGCAAGGGGCAGGTTCTCAAGGCCAGCAACTCGCAGAACGCGGCGACGCTGAAGGCCGGCTCGCTGACCGTCGCGGGCGTGAACCGCGCGGCCGGCACCGTGCTCATGACCGGCAACCTGTCCGCCGGCATCGCGACCATCGCCCAGGGCGACTTCCTGTTCCTGGACGGCGATCGCGAGGACTCGGCGACCCCGACGCGGCGGTGCCTCGCCGGAATCGAGGCATGGTGCCCGGCGTCCGCGCCGAGCTCCACCGCGTTCTTCGCCGTGGACCGCACCCAGGACTCGCGCCTCGGCGGTCTCCGGTACGACGGCACCGGGCAGCCCATCGAGGAGGCGCTCATCGACGCCGCCGCGCTGGCCGCTCGCGAAGGCGCTCAGCTCGACTTCGGCGTGCTGAACCCCGTGACCTATGGGTCCCTCATCAAGGCCCTGGGTTCCAAGGTCCAGTACGTCCGGATGGAGCAGGGGTCCAACGAGGCCAAGATCGGATTCGAGGGCGTGCGCATCTACACGCCGGCGGGCCCGGTCGAGTTCTACCAGGACCAGGATTGCCCCGCGAACCGCGCGTGGATGCTGCAGCTGAACACGTGGCTGTTCGGCTCGCTGGGCGACGTGCCGCGCATCATCAACACGGACGGCCTCGAGGTCTTGCGCGGCTCGAACTACGACGGCGTCGAGCTGCGGGTTGGCTACTACGGCAACCTGATCTGCAAGGCGCCGGGCTGGAACATCAACGTCCAGGTGTAAGCCATGGCGAACCGCAACTTCAGCGGCGACGTCCGCTCGATCAAGAGGGGGGTGGTGAAGCTCTACGGGGCTTTCACCACCACCACGAGCGGAACGCTCAGCACCACGGCGATCACCCCCGTCAAGAAGGCCGGCTTCAGCCTCACGAAGACGGCCACCAAGACGGGGCGCTACACCGTCCAGCTCGGCACCGCGGCCAACCCGGACAAATACCAGGGGTTGATCGGGGCGGCCGTCATCGTGAGCGGGGCCGCCGATGCGGCGTACCCCGCTGCCAACGGTCGCGACGCGTTCGTCCGCAACGTCGCGGTGTCAACGACGGGCACGCTGGACATCCAGATGGCCCGCACCGACACCGGCGCCGACGCGGAGGTGCTCGACGGCGCGACCATCTACATCGAGCTCACGCTCGACAACAGCTCGGTGTGATCGTGCCGAGCGACAAGCAAAAGCTCGCCGACGCCATCATGGGCAGCTCCCGTGGTGGCGGTGGCGGCGGGGCCAAGCCCAAGAGCACCGGCCTCGAGGCCGCCATGCGGAAGTTCGCGGCGGCCACGAAGGACGGCGACACGGCGGCCATGGCGACCGCCTTCAGCGACGCGCACACCATCTGCGCGGGCTACGACAACGAGGGCGACGAGTAGTGGCGACGAACCTGGCGACGTTTCGCAGCCGGATCCGCGACCGCGCGGACCTGGTCAACGACATGTTCATCCAGGACGGGACCCTGAACCAGTGGATCAACGACTCCATCTCGGAGCTGTACGATCTGCTGGTTCAGGCGTCCGAGGATTGGTACGTGGTATCGACGCCGCAGACGGTGACGGCCCCCGCCAGCACGTTCACCGCGCCCGCCGGCATGCTGCGCTTCCACGGGCTCGACCGCGACCTGGGCGGCGGAACCTACGAGAGCGTTAAGCGCGGCGTCTTCCGCGAACGCCTCACCTACACCGAGCGCCGCTACGTCCTCACCGCGGGGACGTTTCGGCTCTTCCCCGTGTCGAGCGCGCCGGGAAACTACGTCGTCTGGTACACCCCCGTGTTCACGCCGATGGAGGACGACGGCGACACCTTCGACGGCATCGACGGGTGGGAGGAATACGTGGTGGTCGACGTGGCTGCGAAGTGCCGAGAGAAGGCGGGCGATGAGGATCCGTCGGACTTCCTCTCGCGGAAAGCGGTCCTGCGCGCGCGCATCCAGACGATGACGGCCACCCGGGACGGCGGGGAGCCCCCGCGCGTCGTCGACGTCCACGCCGACGACGAGTACGCGGCCGAGACGCCGCTCTGGTGACGCGTGCCAGGGTTCTGGGACGCCGGTAGCAACCGTAACTCGGACGCTGCCCAGCAGCAGATCGCGGCGCTCGAAAAGCTCGAGGACGGCCCGCTCTCCCTGCGCACGCTTTCGGTCGACCGCGCCGCCACGCTGGACCCGTCCGCGCGCCAGGTGCGCTACGTGGGCAGCGGCGGCGATACGTTGGTCCTGCCGGCCTCGTCCGCGCTGAACGCGGGCAAGGGACAGTTCCTGGTGCTCACGAACGCGTCCGCGGCGGCGATCTCGGTGGTCCCCGGCGGTGCCGACACCCTGAACGGCTCGCAGTCCGCCTATTCGGTTGCGGCGCACGCCATGATGGTGTTCGCCTCCGACGCGCAGGGCGGGTGGTCGGCGATCGTCTTCCCGGCGCCGCCGCCCGCGGCCCGCGTCGACGTCTTCACGGCCTCCGGGACCTGGATCAACCGCGGGGGCGTGGTGTCGTTCTATGGCATCGGATGCGGCGCTTCCGGCGGCGCGGGCGAGCGCGGCGCCGTCA